AAAAATAGTTTCTTAGTGTTCATAATTACTCCTTATCTTCGTTGTTATCGTTATAGATATAATACTGTAGTGCTGTACAATATGCAAGTAGATTATGCTAAAAACTATGGTTTTTTAGTGGTTTGTTATAAAAGTTGCCAAGTGGTTGTTAGTGCGATTCGTGGGTTATGTGAAAATCAATAGTTATACGTGAAAAACTTCCTTCTTTCGATTCGATCTTTTTTAATCAGCCTTGAAAGTTCACCTACCGGATTATTAGTCGCTTCGTTGATTAGGCTTGAATCATATCTACCTATAAAGCCATCTTCACTATTATAGCCACTTAAAAATTCCCAACCCTTATCCACGGTAGGATTCCAAACTTCAAGCCTATAACTGTAGACCGCTTCGTCTAGATCGTTAACTCCATCCTTTATTTCAATAATTCGGTATTCAAAATGTTCAAACACGATTCGTTCGTTGTTTTTCATAAAATTATCCTTACATTTGATATAAAAGAGTCCTTTTATCGTAGATTACGTGGGTTTTGTCAAATTTATGGAATATTTGCTTCGGAATATTGAGTAAAAAAGGTAACAGTAGAATTCGTTAAAAAGTTTTTTTGCTGTTACCTAGTATTATCTTAGTACTAAAAAGGTAACAGTAGGTAACAGAAGTAACAGCAACTTTTTTTTTTCTGTTACCGAAAATCCTCAATCGATTCGTGGGGTTAAGTCAAAAGGTAACAGTGGTAACAGCATTATCTCTTTAAATAGATAAATAAATATATATAGATAAGTACTTGATAGGTAATAGCGTCATAAATATAAATATAAATATAAATAAAGAATCTTATCATATTTTAAAAGTAAAACCTTTTTAGGCTTTTTGCTGTTACTCTGTTACCTTTTTATTCCTTGACCAACGACGCGAACTATGGTTACGAAATTCGCGGTTCGATTTAGTAAATCTTACATCTTTCGATTGTAACCATTTATACGCACCTTCAGTTACAAACGACAAAAGCCGCTCGAAGCGGCTTAGTCTGGTTAATGTAATGGATTCGCGGTGGAGCTACCGCTTTGGTATTCTTTTATGGCAATCGTTTAGACACGATTCGATCAAGCGCGGCTTGTACATCTTTAGGGATAACATACGAATCGTTTGACACTATAACAACACGATTCGGTTCGATTCGTTCAACAGGCTTGAATAGTGTAAGCCCTGATACTAGGAACATTATACTTACTATTAACATTCTCATTCGATCTCCTTGATTCCGAGCAACGTTATCGTTTCTCTGAATCAAGTATACCACGATAATTGGATTTGTCAAGCAGTATTGCACCATCGTATAAAGAATACCGATCGCAACGTATGCTATTGGTAAGGCACGCGCATACTATTCGATATGATAACGATTCGTGCGCGTAGTATTGGTAAGATACGCGCGTGCTATAGACTCGCTTCGTGGGCGCGTAAGAGGGGGTGGTACCCCCAAAGTTCGTGTGTGCGTCCAGTGATTTAGATCACCCACGCGACCGACGAATCGCTCGGGAAACATAACCGACCTAAATGCTCTGGTACCTTGTGGATATTTCGACTCCCCTGCGGTACAATAGGGTATTCTTTATAACACACGGAGGTGTTATGTTTTACGACCCCGAAGCGGACGCGCTGGTAGTTGATCCCATGGAAATGGATGAGGTTGACCAGCTTCGTGAGTTAGTTCATAATCTTCTTTACCGAAATACCAAGCTTAGTCATGCTCTTGCTAAGAAACGCCAACAGATACGTGCTCTACGGATAGAGGTAAACGATATACGATGCAAGACGAACCAGAAGACGACGGATTAGGCGAAACGACGTCTACCGACCAAGATGACTTTATAACGACTCCCACTGTCCTTTCTTTTAAGGAACTATACCCTACAGACTATTCATACCTGGAACCGAAGCATCGCTACACCGAGGGAGTGGCTGCTGCTATATTTCGGCAGATGGTGGCAGGGAAATCTTTACAACAGGTCTGCGATTCGCCAGGGTACCCGTCCTACAGAGATGTTCGTGTCTGGATGGAACACCATCCGGTGTTTAAAAAAGAGATAGAGGAGCTGCAAGCGGATCGGGTTAGGCGGTCCGTAGAGAACATGCTGATAGATCTGGAGAACGAACCGGATGAGTTAACCCCTTACGAGAAGAATGCTAAGCAGGTGCAGTTTGAAAGAGTCAAGTTCTTTGCAGAGAGGATGTTACGAGAGAAGTTCTCTCCTACACTTAATCACAATATACAGGGTGAAGTGGTTACGAGGATTGTAGTCGATACAGGAATTACCAGGGATATAAACGTTATACGCAAGATGTATAACATACCTAACGATGCATTACCCGCTTCGTTTGTCAAGGAAGAAGTAGATGGAACAAAAGATAAAGATACCGTACCTGCCAAGGATGCATCAAGCCCTGATCCACTCCCAGATGAAGAGGTTCAACGTTCTAGTGTGCCACAGACGTTTCGGCAAGACCGTTTTAGTTCTTAACGAGATTTTAGACAGGGCACTTAGGTGCGAGCACAAGAACCCGCAGTATGCTTATATCGCTCCTACCTATGGGCAAGCGAAGCGCGTTGCCTGGACGATGCTTAAAGACTTCGTACTACACATTCCAGGAGTTGTAACGAACGAAGCAGAGCTTAGAATTGACATCCCAAGGGGTGGAGACTTTATACGGATCATGCTTTTAGGAGCTGAGAATCCAGGATCTCTTAGAGGAATCTATCTAGATGGGGTTGTGCTGGATGAATATGCTGAGTGCGATCCGAGGGTATGGGGAGAAGTCGTGCGTCCTGCGCTCTCAGATCGTCTAGGATGGGCGATATTTATCGGGACACCTAAAGGGTCAAACCATTTTTACGAGATCTATAAGAAGGCACAGGGACTCGATTCGTGGTTTACCGCGATATACAAAGCAAGTGAGACGGGCATTATCCTAAGATCGGAGCTAGAAGCTGCTGCGCAGGAGATGAGTGAAGAGGAATATAACCAGGAATACGAAGCGGACTTTGGCGCAGCTCTTATGGGTGCCTACTACGGCAAGGAGATGAAACAGGCAGATTCTGAAAAGAGGATCACCACCGTATCGTATGACCCCGCGGTACAGGTTCATACCTTTTGGGATTTAGGGATAGGTGACTCAACCTCTATCTGGTGTATGCAGTTAGTGGGGAAGGAATATCACTTGATTGATTACATCGAGCATTCTGGCGTATCACTTGATCACTATGTCAGAGAATTGACACGTAGACCGTATGTATACGGGGAGCATTGGCTTCCACACGATGCGGCTGCGAGGGAACTCGGGTCCGGCAAGACGAGGCAAGAGACTCTCTTATCTTTAGGAGTGAGAGGAAGGATTCTGCCTAAGTGGAGGCTGGAAGATGGGATCAACGCGGTAAGGATGTTACTGCCTAAGTGTTGGTTTGATGCGACTAAGTGTGAGCGCGGGATCGAAGCTCTTAGGAATTATCAGAGAAAGTGGGATGGAAAGAATCAGATATATCAGAACACGCCACTCCACAATTGGGCGTCACACGGAGCGGATGCATTTAGGGCACTTGCACAAGGATTTAAAGGCGAATACCATAGTAGTAATCGACAATTGCCGCGCACAGCGGATCATGAATACAATGAACTTGGGGGGGATCGGCTATGAGTGGTAGTGGCGCAGTATCAAGTGTTAAGAAAAAGGCTGAGTCTACGGTAGGGAATTTTAAGGCAGGACTACTTAATCCTATTGGTGGAGCAGCTCAAGCCATTAAAGACGTTAAGAAGAAACCACTGACGGCAATTGGTAAAACCCTTGTTCCTGTTGGTGGTGGGCAACAAATAGGTGAAGGTGCTACGAAGCTCGCCGTTACTGAAGCTCAAGAACAAGAAAATAAACAACGACAAGAAGCTGCTGCTGAATTAGCTAGCCAGACTAGTCAAGGAACTTCTGCAATTGCTAGTGCTAACGAAGTATCAAGAGTGTTAGCGTCTAACCCAAATGCCCAGGTATCGGGAAGTGTAGCGGCGGGGGATGCTAGGTCAGGGCTGTTCTCATCTCTTATGGAAGGGATTGAAAAAAGAAGAGCACAGATACTTCAGTCTAAGAGAACACCGGGTAGAAAAAGTACAATACTTACGAGGTAATGAGTATGCCAAAGGACGATAAGAAAAAGATGCCATATATAAATGAGAGTGCAGTTACTGCTTTTGTTAGAGCTTTTGGCACCGAAAGAGAAAGAAAAAGAAAAGAAGAAAGACAGAAAAGAGAAATACAAAAACAAGCAGAAAAATTACTAACAAAGAAGTAAATAATGGCAATGAAGCAGGATAAAGATCTTATCATGGGTGATAAGAAACGATTCAACAAACTAAAGTCGGATCGTGTTAATTGGGAACAACATTGGGAAGAAGTTTCCGAATTAGTTATACCAAGGAAGAACGATGTTTATGGGACAAGAACTCCAGGAGACAAGAGAAGAGAGAGAGTCTACGATTCGACAGGAGAACACGTCAACGAACTCTTGGCATCTGCTTTACAATCTAATCTTACTAACCCCGCTGGTTTATTTTTTGAATTATCTACAGGAGACCTTCTTCTAGATAACGACGATTCTGCACGCAAGTATCTACAGTACGTCACAAGATCAATGCACAACGTGCTTAACAATTCAAACTTCCAAACAGAAGTACATCAAGTTTATCTAGACCTAGGATCTTTTGGTACAGGCTTTCTTCGTATTGAAGAAGATGACGAAATGATTGTAAGGTTTCATTCTAGACCAGTATACGAAATGTATGTGGCTGAGAATAACAAAGGGTTTATTGATACAGTGTTTAGAAGTTTTAAATGGAAAGCAAAACAAGTAGTCGATGAGTTTGGTGAAGAGAACGTATCGGATAAAGTAAAAGAATCACATAAGAACAATGACCAAAAAGATTTTGAGATACTTCATGCAGTATACCCAGTAGATAAAAAAGCTAAGAACCCAAAAGGCTATACATTCTACTCTAGGTACTACCTTATGGGTGAAGATCATATGCTAAGTGATAGTGGTTTTAAAGAGTACCCTTTTGCTACACCTAGGTGGACTAAGGTTTCTGGAGAAGTCTACGGAAGATCTCCAGCAATGAAAGCACTACCAGATATCAAAATGCTTAACGAGATGGCGAAGGTTACAATTAGATCAGCACAAAAAGTTGTAGACCCACCATGGTTACTCCCAGATGACGGAGTAATGTTACCTTTTAGGACTCAACCAAATGGAATAAATTATTTTAGAGCAGGTACACAAGATAGACCCGAACCGATGGTAACAGGAGCAAGGGTTGATTTTGGTGTGCAGTTAATGGATAGGATTCGGTTGTCAATTGAAAGAGCGTTCTTTATTGATCAGCTTCAACTACCGCCTGAAACCCCACAAATGACCGCAACAGAAGTTCAGCAACGAACCGAAGAGAAAATGCGGCTACTCGGACCAATTCTTGCGAGACAAGAGTTTGAATTCTTACGCCCAATTGTTGACCGAGTCTTTGCCATTATGGTGCGAAAAGATATGATCCCACCAGCTCCGGAAGTTTTACAAAATACTCAACTACAAGTACGATACAGTTCAATGATTGCTAAGGCACAACGTACGAGCGAGGCTGCTAACCTTACCCGTGCACTTAACCTAGTTGCTCCAATAATGCAGGCTTTACCAGAAATGTTTGACAACATCGATGGAGACGAAGCGATACGACATGCGTTCAAAACTTTCAGCGTACCAGAAGAAATTCTTAAGACGGTAGATGCTAGAGATGAACAAAGACAGGCACGACAAGAACAGGCTGCACAAGCACAAGCTATGCAGGAAGCTCAGGTCGGATCTGAAGTCGCTTCTAAGCTGGGCGTTACTGGATAGGATAAATGGCGAAAAAAAGATCTACATCTAAAACAGACATACTGTCGTGTTACCAACGTGTTTTTAAAAGCGACGATGGTAAACGTGTCCTCGATGATTTAATCAAACAATACTACTTGATGGTGCCAACTTTCGGTAGGGTGTGGAATACGGAGCTAATGATGGTCAGGGAAGGACAACGCTCCGTCATTCTTTCTATTTTACGGTCGACAAATATAGACGTTTCAAAATTAAGACATCGCATGGAACAAATAACCAAGGAAGAGGACATTTATGAATGAAGTAGCAACGCCAACTAGTACACCAGCAGCTCCATCTAATTC